TAAACGTACACCCAGCGGCAACGCTCGAACGCCTTGTTGCGTGCTTCCCTGAGCTTTCAAACGATGAGCGGTACAGCCTCAGCAGTTACGTGCAAGTGAATCAGAAGTTCCCGTTCGGGCATATCGTGCCGAGCGATACAACCATAAGAACACAGGAATATATGGTTGAGAATGGTTGGTTCCCTGAAGACCCTGAATTATGACAATCGATATATATTATCTCCTCTCTTGGTTGGCTTACTTCGGCACACAAACGAAGTATGATCCCACGTATGATTTAAACGGTGATGGTTTTGTGACTATTGCAGACCTTCTCGAATTCCTGACCCTCTTTGGCACGACGATATGAAAGCAATTAAAATCCTCCTCCTCTTCGTTCTCGCAATTGTAGCGATCCCCGTTGGGATTGTTTACTCGTTTGGTGAGTCGCTCTTCTTTATTACCTCAGATATCCTCAGAAGCATTTGGAGAGCCATATACGACCTCTTTCGGGACGTGTCGATAATTGTATCGGTGACAGCGTCAAAGTTCCTCAATCGGCTTCTAATGGATTCGGGGGTTCCTTTCGGCAATCATTCCGTTTCGGCTGTCCTGGGAGCCAACCAACGAGAACGAACGCTCACGGGTCTTGGGTTATGGCTGACTCTGTTACTCGATAGCATCGAGGAGAACCATTGCCGCAAGGCATCCGAACGCGCAGGGATATGAGTAAAGTCAACGAGACACTTATCGCGTTTGCAGATGACATCCTCAAGAGTGCAAAGAGGCATCTTGGAGGGCGTAGGATCGGCAAAAATAAAAACTACGGAGTCGCAACGGGTACTCTGAAGCGGTCTCTCAATTACCGCGTCCGCGTTCGTGGGAATGAGATTCGAGAGATAAGTTTCGGAGCGAAAGGAAAAGCGAAGAAATATGCTCCGTTCATTCATTTTGGAGTCAACGGCACTCGCAAGAATCAAGGGTCTCCCTATTCATACAAGTTCGAAAACCCATCCCGTAAACATCGAACTGCTTTGAAGAGTTGGATACGCGCCAAAGGCATCAAAGCACGAGACGAAAAAGGGCGATTCAAGAAACAGAGCGCAGACTCTCTCGCGTATGTGTTGGGTCGAGCGGTCAAACGTAAGGGAATCGTGGGACTTCGGTTTTATGAGAAAGCATATACAGCGGTCAGCAAACGATACACCAAAAAATTAGGAGCGGCATTCGCGGAAGATATCGCGGGTAAATTCAAAGCAAACCTCGGAAACATAACGATAAAGAACTAATGGCGCAAATCGAAGCAGCACCCGCAGACAGGTGGATCCCCGCAGGGCGAAAGCTACTCTTCACCCTCGGACCAAATGAAACCGTTACCGATGATTACCGATATATCGTGCAGGTTGAAGAGAACGGAACCATCATCTCGAAAATTTACTTGACTCCGAACCCAGCGACCTTCGCTTTCTTTGATTTATCCGAAGTCATAGAGGGACGGCTTGAGGTGGATTCTTTGAAATACAACACCACCTCCACGATACACACGTTGCACAACAAGATGTTCACTCGGTCGAATGATAATATGAAACGTTATCGAGTGCTGGTTGGATTCTTTGACGGCACGACCGAAACATTGGCTGAGGACGAGTCTTCATACTATTACCAATTTGACGGATACGAACAACTCTCGCAAGGGTTAGACCCTTCCTTTTCGGATTATTACGGCACGGCTTCAACGAAGAAAGTTTGGTTGACGGATCGCATACCCGTGAACAACGTCATCGAAGTGAGTGCAGGCATCGAAGATAACGGGGTTGCAGCCTTCATCAATAGCGATGACACAGGCTCCGCAATTGTCAACCTGACCATAAAAATTTATGACACTCTCGGGAGCTTGGAGGATACTTTGACATATACAATCAACTCAACGAACGGGGGTCTCGTTCCGACCACCTCTTGGAACGACTCTAACAACGATGCGTCCCTTCTTTATGCGTATGTCTATCCGGCTTCGTTTGCTGCTCTTACAACGGCTTTAAATGATGTCGTTGAGGGTTGGGATTATTACGATGTCATCCCCGCTGCAACGGGCGGTCCGGTAGGTAACACTCTCCGCATTCGAAACAATTGCAGGAACACCAAGAACGAGCCTGTTCAATTGGGTTGGGCAAATACTCGGGGCGGGTGGGATTATCTCCGCTTCGATGGGAAGAAACAAAAGACCGTAACCCGCGAAGAGAAGACATACCGAAAGATTGTCGGGGATTATAGCGGTTCACAATTCGAACTCGCTACCAGCGCACGTGAAATCAAGCCGTACCAACTCGAAGCGAAAGAGACCTATCAACTGAACAGCGTTCTCACGATTCAGGAGGTCACCTTGATGCAGTATTGCATGAGGTCAAAGAATGTCATGGCACGAATCGACGGGACTTGGGTTCCTGTTACCATCCAAACCAACTCGATGCAAATCGAAGAGGAAACCGTTTCGAAGGTGTTCATCACTTCGTTCAATGTAGAACTCGCACAAACTATCCGATGCTAAGACTCACCCTTGCAGGAAACGAGATTGAACTCTACGAGAACGAGCCGGTGAATCTGAGCTATCAGTTCTCGGATATACAGGATATCAACGCTTCATCATCGAGCTTCTCGCAGACCTTCCGCGTACCACTCACGAAGAAGAACCAAGATTATTTCGGGGCGGTGAATGAGTTCGGTCTTATTACGACATGGGATCCAAAGGTCAAAGTCGATGCGGAACTCACTTACAACACGATCCCGGTCATGCGGGGTTTTGCCCAGGTGAAAGCGGTATACGTTCAAAAGGGAAAATATGCAGACGTTGAGATTGCGGTATTCGGTGAGACGGCTAATCTGTCACGGGATATCGGGGACGCGATGCTTACCGACCTCGATTTGTCCGCATATGATCACCCGTTGAACGCAACGAAGATTGAGGAGAGTTGGTCGGGAAATTTGTTCAGTGGCGTAATTCGTTACGGTCTGCCGGACAAGGGGCAGAATTGGACTTCTTCGAATATATGGACTTCAACCGAACCACTCGAGCACGGGGACTTCACACCATACTTCCAAGCCTCCAAGTTGTTTGAGGAGATAATGACGGACGCGGGATTCACATATACCTCGAATTTCTTGTCGAGAATTGATGACACGTATCTCGCTCTATACAATGGAGATTTATCAATTCAGGGAACAGAAAACCCAAACGGATACACGTTGCTTGTTGGTTTTCAAAGCGACACAACGCTCACTCCCGCAAGCTCCAACACGTATTATCCAATTACTCTCAGCGATACAACGCCATTTTTTGACACCGGGAGCCGTTGGGTCACCGACACATATACAGCCCCATTCCGGGCGAGATATCGCTTGCGATTGAATGTGCTTGGAGAAATGAGCGATACTTCCCACGAAATAACAATCGCGGTCACTGTAAATGGAACGCCTGTATGGATACCAATTGAAGATGAAGAGGGAGGAGTCTTTAACGGCAATTTTTATTCTTTCCTCCTCAGTTCGGAGGGCGTCTTTTTGAATGCTGGAGATACCCTACGACTTGAGTACAAAATGAATACGGGAGGGAGTCACAATGTCACCTTTACGGGTGCAGGATTTGGTCAAGAGAAAACGAGTCTAGAAATCGTTTCAGTAACAAACCCCATCTCGGGACAGACGGTCGATGTTGCCGCCAATATGCCACAGATGAAGCAAATCGACTTCGTGTCAGGGCTTCAGAAGATGTTCAACCTTGTATTCATTCCTGACCGCAACAACGCGAAACATCTCGAGATTGAGCCGTTCAACGATTACATGGCGAGCGGATCGCAAAAGGATTGGACAAATAAGATCGACCTCTCGAAAGACATCACTATCGCACCAACAACAGACCTTCAAGCGAGGCAATACGATTGGACGCATACCAACGGAAAAGACCTTGTCAACGATTTGGTGTTCAAAAATGCTTCGCGGGTTTATGGAAGGTATCGAGTTGATGACCCAGAGAACGACTTCGCTTCAGGAACGAAGGAAATCAAAACACCGTTTGCACCTCATGTCGCTTCATATATTCCCGGCACGCAATACGCGGTGCATCGGATGCTCGTGGATACCGAACAAACCGACAAGACCATCAAAGACCCGCTTCCGCGTTTGGCGTTTTGGAATAGTCAAATCAATGGGACGATATATTATCAGAACGACGCAAACACTGCGACCACAACAGACACCCAATATCCCGCCTTTTCGCAGTTCTCCGCACTTAACGCAACGATAACAAGTGAAGACCTAGGATTCGGTGCGGAGCGTCCATTTCATAGCGTCCAAGCCAACCCACTGAATACGCTTTATTATCAATATTGGAGACCATTCGTGAATGAGTTGTATTCCTCGGATGCTCGCAAGCTCACCGCGTTCTTCCGTCTCACGCGCTCCGAATTAGCAACGTTCGAGTTCTCGGACAAGGTTTATATCAAGGACACGTATTGGAGGATTCTATCGGTCTCGTATGATGCGACAAGCGATGACCTCGTGAAGGTGGAGATGCTCAAGGTCTTGGGAGACATTCGAGATTGCTTTTGGCTTCCTGTATCAATCAACAAAGCCGATGGTCAGATTCGTTTTCAGAACGCAGCAGGGACGCTCTTATATCAACTCAGCCCGAACTTCTCATCTTGTTGCACGAAATACGGCTATATATATAATACAACGACCCAGCGTTGTTACCAAGACTTTGAACAATGAGGAATCTTGACAATCATCGTTATATAGGAGAAGCGATCCAATTACTCCAGAACAAAGGCGAGAAGGTAAAAGTCCCGTTTTGGTTCAAGGCGTTGGATTACTTCCTCGCTATTGGTTACGTCTCGGGGCTTGCTTTTCTTCTTTATAAACTCATTACATGGCTACTGAAAACATTGTTCTAAAAGTCACCGCAGACACAAGCGATGTCACGAAGTCAATTGATAAAGTTGGTGAAAGCGTCGACGGTACTTCGGGGGCGGTTAGTGGGTTAACGGGACAGCTTGACAAGATGACCGGAGGAGCCGTGACAGGGTTCCGTAATATGGTCGGAGGGTTAAAGGGTGGAGTCGCTGGATTGAAGTCGTTCAAAGTTGCTCTTGCAGCGACCGGAATCGGTCTTCTTCTTGTCGCTATCGGGTCGCTTGTTTCTTACTTCACCAGCACGAAGAGAGGAGCGGAACAACTCAAGGTAGCAACTCAAGCACTCGGAGCCGCGTTCGATGTTATTAGAGACCGTATTTCGAAAGTCGGTGGGGCATTAGTCAAGTTCTTCACGCGTGACTTTAAAGGGGCGTTGGATGATGTGAAAGGCGCGTTCACAGGAATCACCGAAGAGATTATTCGAGAGACGAAAGCCGCTGGAGATTTGCAAAAAGCGATGAACGCTCTCAAGGATGAAGAGAGAGACTTCATCAAACAACGAGCGGAGACGAATAAACAAATCGCAGAAGCCCGACTTCTTGCGGAGGATGACACCCTCGCAGTTGAGGAACGTATCGAAGCACTTCAAAGGGCGGTTGACCTCGAGCAAGAGACAGTCGCACGTCAAATCGAATTGGCAGAAGAACGGGCGAGGATAGCCCGAGAACAAGTCGAACTCGGTGAAAGCCTTGAGGAAGATTTGCAAGGGGTAGCAGAAGCAGAAGCGGCAGTCATCGACTTACAAACGGCATCCCTTCGAACGCAGAAACGACTACAAACGGAACTCAACTCGCTAAAGGTGGAGGGCATCACCAAAGCACACGAGGCAATGCAAGCCGAAATCGACCTTGCAAATGCTACTGTAAAGGCGATGGAAGACCGGAAGAAAGCGGAGGAAGGAACGCTTCAGGTCACCCAAGAGACAGCCGAAGCAACGCTCCAAACGAGGACAACAAGTTTCGCGGATCAAGTGCTCGGGTCGGAGACTACGGAGGAAGCAATTCGAAGAAAACGACGAGAGACATTCGAAGACTTTTTGAACGGTGCCGAACTCGTAGGAATTAAGGGAGTGGAAATGGCTTCCGCTGCGTTGGGTGCTTTATCCCAATTGAATGAAGCCTTTGCAGGAGAAAGCGAGTCGGATCAGAAGAAAGCGTTCGAACGTAACAAGAAGTTCCAAGTCGCGCAAGCCATCATTCAAACGGGAATGGCTGTCACGGGTGCTTTGACCGCAGGTGGTAACCCTATAAAATTAGCGACCGGAGCGCAATTCGTAGAAGCAGCCATTGCAGCCGCAACGGGTGTTGCACAAATTGCAACGATTAAGAAGACTAAATTCGGAAGCGGTTCAACGCCACCGCCTCCAGGTAACAGAGGAGCGGGAGGGACAGCAAGCATTCCACCAACCCCACAACTCGACCTCGGCTTCTTGGGAGCCGGAGCAGGGCAAACCGGCTTCAGGAGTTATGTAATCGCCTCGGAAGTATCGAACAGCCAACAGGCAAACCAACGAATAAATGACCAAGCATCATTAGTAGGATGAATATAATTGAACTCATAATTGACGAAGAAGCGGAGATGTACGGAATCGACGCTATCTCACTCGTAGAACAACCCGCTATCGAATCGGATTTCGTAGCTCTCAAGAACCAGCAAATCCAATTCAAAACCCAAGACAATGAGAAGCGTCTTGTCATGGGTGCGGCACTCATTCCCGATAAACCCATCTATCGCAAAAGCGAGGATGAGGAATATTACGTCTATTTTTCAAAGAAGACCGTCCGTCGTGCGATGGAACTCTACTTCAAAAACGGCAACCAAGCGAATGCGACCCTCGAACACGAACACACATTGAACGGCTTACACGTTGTTGAGAGTTGGATCGTCGAAGGAGAGCAGGATAAAAGCCGGATATATGGACTCGATGTCCCGGTTGGAACGTGGATGGTCTCAATGAAGGTCGACAACGACGCGATTTGGGAGAAGTACGTGAAGGAGGGAAGCGTCAAAGGGTTCTCGATTGAGGGGTTCTTCACCAACAAATACGAACTCGCAAAGGCAACCGTCAAAAAAGACAAGCGATATAAAGAGGGACAGCGCGTCGATATGGAGTCATATAACGATTACCCAGACGGAGTAAAGAACAACGCAAGGAAGGCGGTTGAATGGGCTGAAAAGAACGGGTGGGGGTCGTGTGGTACGGGAGTCGGAAAGCAACGAGCGAACCAACTCGCCAAAGGTGAGAATATAAGCGTCGAAACAATCAAGCGGATGAGGTCTTATTTAATCCGTCATGAAGCCGACCTCGAGTCTTCAACCTCATTCTCTGACGGATGCGGCTATCTCATGTATATGGCTTGGGGTGGAAAGGCGGCTCTTCGTTGGTCGGAATCCAAGCTGAAAGAATTAGAGCTTCTTTCGGCTATCGAGATTGAACTCGGACTTGAATACATAAAAAACCACCTAACGAGTAAGGATTAACTCTCTCAAATCGTTATATATAAAAACCCCAGAAGATGACTCTGAAAGAACGCATCTCCGATATCTTCGAAAAGTACAGCGTCGAACTCGCTGTCGAAGAGAAGGAGGAAACACAAGAGGTCGCTTTGATGGCAACAGCCGTCCTTGAAAGCGGTCAAGAAATTATGAC